CCATTCAGCACGACTATCTTTATCTGCATTGAAGTTCTCAATAACATCAGCAGATATATCTTGAAGAACATCTTCGTCTAAGTCTTCACAAAGATCACCATACCATTCACTGATTTCTTCTGAAGGTTCCATTACAGCTTCTTCTGAAGAGAAGTCTACAATGACACCACCATCAGAAGGATCAATCTCAATAGACACATTGGACTGTTCTTCAGGGACCATTGCAATAACATTAGTCTCTGTTTCAGGAATCATATCAAAAGGATTACGTTCTGTTGCCATTTCTAATATACCTTTTGTCCAAAGGGTTTAGGACTTTGCATACCAAATGGTTGAAGATTTTGACCCATGCTTTGTTGTTGCATTGCTGGTCTTCCAAAAAGTTGAGAATTAAACCCTTGACCCATACCTTGTTGTAAACCTTGTAGACCTGTAGACTGTAGTGGTTGTCCCATCATAGGTAATGGCATAGGCTCATAAACTGGACCACCCGGTTTTGATGGCTGAAGAACAGGTTTACTCATAGTTCTAAATGTATCTGGACCTTTTAAAGCATAGTTATATCCACTAGGAGAGTTTGCTGGATTCCAGATAGGACTAGGATCAGTTCTTTCAATTCTCCAACCTCCTCCTAGATCACCTCTACCAAGACCAGTAATACCATAACCCTCCATATAAGCACCACGTAAATAATCCTGCTCATCCCAGTCATGCCATGCTTCTTCGTCACTTTTCTGATCTTGTACTTCCATATCAAATTGCCAGCCACCTGTACCTACATATCCTTTTGCTAATTCCTTGTCAATAGTTACTTCCCCTGTTTCTGGATTACGTACTAATCCGGGTGGTAAAGGTGTTGTATCAAGTTTAAAAGGTTCTACCACTTCAGGAGCAGGTGTATCTGGTGTATCAGGTGGATCATAAGGATCAGGCTCTGGAGGAGCTACATAGTCAAATCCAAAATCTTCTTGTACATTACCCATTGCATCTCGTACTGCCCCTTCTTCATCTCTGTAAAAACCACCCTTGGCTTGAAGTGCTTCACGCTCTGCTCTTGTTTGAGGAGCTTCATCTAATTCTGAAATCCTACGTGCTTGTATATCTCTAAATGCTTTCTCAGCAGCAGCTTCACGCACAGGATCATATATGATTTCAGGCTCTGGAGGAGGTGAAGGTGGTATTATAGGTTTAGGCTCTGGTCTTGGAGGAATAGGATAAGGTAAAGGTATTTGACCGGGAGGTTGCATACTAAATAAATTTGGGGCAAAAGCAGGACCACCAGTTTGCCGTTGAACTACATTAGACAATCCATCTTTACTTTGAACTTTACCCCCTAAAGCTCTATAGAATATTTCATACATTGGTTTCATAATTTATTCCCCTTAAAACATAGCATCAGGATCATCTTCCCAATCTTCCGTAAGTTCTTGGTCTGTGGTTTTACCTGTATCTGCATTAACATCATCACCACCGGGTTTATTTTCTTTCGCTCTAGCTTCAGCCGAACGTTTATCTAATTCTTTTTGTTCATCTCTATAGCCTTTTCCTAGTGCTGCTGCTGCTTTATCTATCTCATCTTGAGTCATTCCATATCCAGCCGGACCTAAAGCAGCAGCAATAGGATCGCCATGACCTAACGCTTTTTGCAAATCTGAATGCAAGTCGCTAGGATCATATGCAGATGGATCATCTGGACCCCATAAACCTATATCTGATATTAAGTCAACAAGTTCTGACCCAGTTTTACCAGTCATATCTCCAGTTGGTTCATTTGGTTCTCCTGTATCAGGATCTAAATTACCTAATTCCATTAATTGATTATACCTAGCTTGAGTTATATTACCTGCCATATAATTTTCATATGCTTTACCTATTTCATATTCAACAGCTTCTCTCGCCTGTCTTTCAGCAGCTTCTTTATTTAATTTAGCTTCTGCTGCACTTGTTTCTAAAAATGTTTCATTTGCTGTTAAACCTAAACCTTCCAATCCAAGAGCTTTTGAAAGACCTTTTGTATATCCTATTTCATCTTCATACAAAGCAGCAGCAGGATCAGTTATTCCAAATAAACCTTGAACTGCTTTACCAATATCAAAACTAAATTTTAAACCTTCATCTTTTTTTTGTTTATTATAAGCATCAACTACTTCTTTACTATATATTTGTTCTAATATTTCTTGAACTTTTTCTTTTTTAGCTTTGTTTGCTTCAGCACTTCCTGAAATTTTACCTGCTACTGCTGATGGTAGACCTGCTACTCTACCTGCTAAATCTATAAAATTATAGGAAGGATATAAATCATACTCTTCTCTAGTTATATCTCTCCAATCAGTCGGATCATAAGGATATTCTGAAGTATCAGAAAGATCAGGCTCACTACTTTCATCTTCCACCATTATTTCTTTTATTGTTTCTTTCTTTTCTTCCTCTGGCGTTCGACCAAGCAATCTATCAAAATAAGCTACCATAGCACTCTTACCTTCTGGTAACTCTTCTGCAACAGGTACAGGCGCACCAGCACCTAAAGCCCTGAATGCCATATCATAGTTTTCTTGTGTAGGCGGTAATCCTGCCATTTCTAAATATAGGTTAGCAAGTTGAGCTAAACCACCATATCCTTTGGCACGACTATACATTCCTCCTCTGGTTTCTGGATCACCAGTGGGATATACATCTTCATTAAAAACATCTATGGCTGATTGACCAGCCAATACATCATATATATTTGTAGCCACTATTTTGATAACCTTGCTGCAATAATCTCTTCTGCCTTTGGTAATAATCTAATACCACAGTATCCAATCATGAATGCTATGGCTGGACCCCAAGTCATATCCAAGGCCCAATGTTTCATTATGGGTGGTATAAACCATTCTGCAGCTATCCACCCTACAATAACTGCTAGAAGAATATCCTTTAAAGCAGTCCAGTTAAAGTTTTTCTTTGTTAATACATTTGTTAAACCGCCCACACCGCTTGATAGAATACAACAAGTCTTTGCACCTAGCGTTTGAATCAACCACTCCATGACTGCTCTCCTTTTAAATTATAACCATATATTATCCAATATTTTGTTATACACTATTATACCATACTTTTTGCTTCAATGCAAATTAAAATGTCCAATAAGTTTTTTTCTTCTCTGTTACTTCATCATCATACTCTGGATCATCTGGATGTGTCAGGTGCCAAGACTCCTTCATATAATGTATAGCCATTGTCATGGCATCTACTTGGTCATCATGTGCTGCATTGGGAAATCTTAGTAATTCTTCTATTAGTTCATCTGACCACTTCTTGTTATTGGGTATCCACATTCTACCAGCTTCTATGATAGGTGAGGCAGAGTATACCCTAGATACCTTATCTCTATCAGGTGTATACTCCAGTACAGGTAGACCACCCCTTCTCATATCCTGTATCAGAGACTGTCCACTGGCCTTCTTCTCCACCATACACACATCTGGCCTGTGTTCATTGTAAAGTTTCTGTGCAAGCTTTCTTAGTTCTGGATATTCAAATCTACCTCTGATGTTTCCTAGTAAGATTAGGTTGGGGGTAAAGTCTTCATATCCTTTTTCATCCTGATTGTACATGGAGAATATACCCCATGTCTGTATGACACTGTAATCAGCCGTGGTCCTTGTGGAAAAAGCAGTATCATATGTTTGTATTATAAAATCACAGCTAGGTGGTTCTTCATATTCCCAATACTTCAGCCATTTCTTCTTTATAATCCCACCTTCTTCTGGTGTGGGGTCTTGCATGTAGAGGGCGTTCCAGTATCGGCTACCATTACTTGCTTTGATCTCACTCTCGTCCATTCTCAGGACATCATCACTTTTCCATTCGGGAAAGTAACTAGAGCCTACAGGTAAGTCAAGCAATTGCGCTGCTTCTTCGTCCACCCATGCAGGTATTCTAATCACTTCCCATGGGATTGTTTCAAACTCTCCCATATTCTCCTGTTGTTTTAGCAACCAGCCACATAGATCATCATAGTGGTAGCGTGTATTGATAATAACAATGGCTCCATTGGGCATTATGCGGGTTCTAAGCCCTGCTGGGTACCATTCTTTAATATATCTCCTACCTGATGCACTGATTGCGTCCTCTTCAGACATCACATCGTCCAATATAGCAATATGTGCGCCCCTACCAGCTATCTGTGACCTTACACCAGC